TGGTAATATCTTTTAAGAAACTACCACTTGTAATATACTTGTGATGGCTATCCCTAACCTTCCCAAGCGTTTCTTCATCCTTAGCCATCTTAAACCCAAACATTTCTGTTTGATTAGATATATAAGTGTTCAGAGCTTTAACACTTTCTTCTCGTTCCTTTAGTTGCTTTGCATCTTCGTCACGAGTACCTTGTGTTATTGTAGAACGTTCATTTTCAATAGAGCCATTTATCGCATTACGAACTTTGGCAGCTTCTACTTTGAGCATTCCATTATCTTGTAGAGTATCCATTGCTTCTTGGAGTTGGTCTCCTTTAAAGCCCTGAGCCTCTAAATCTTTTTGTAATAATTCTGTGTCATCTAATTTTAGATAACTTTCTAACGCAGTAATCTTCTTACTTGTTACATTACTTCCTGCATTTTCTTGCAATCTTTTATTATCAGCCTCAAGTTCTAACATAGCTTCTTTAAGCTCTGTCATGCTTTTAGCCTTAATTCCTAACTCATCTGCAAAAGCAGAAAAGTGTTCATCTGTCAAAGAACCATCAAATACATTAGTAGTGTTATCCACATCTGCTGTATCTGTACTATTATCTTCTGTTGATACCTCTGCTTGAGGACTATCATCAACTATATCACTTTCATCACTAACGGAAGTGCTTTCATCCTTATTCTCATCTTCACTTTTATCAGACTCATTATCTGAATAGTTATCAGACCAATCAAATGCGGCATCATCATCTTCTTGACTATTTACCGTTTCTGTTGAATCTTCTACTTGATCAACTAAACTACTTTCGGAACTATCTTCAGTAGAATTTTCTACCGATTCAACTATTCCACTACCGAATGCACTTGCATCAAACTCTTTTGTTTCTCCGCTTACATCACCATCTTTTACTTCTTCTGACATACCTTATATGGTTTATGATTAATACAAATATATAAATTTTTTATTACATTTCAGGCTCTTCATTATTTTCTTGCATTTCTTGTGAAGATGCCGTTAACATCGCTTCATCTAATTTAGCCTTTCTTTCAGCACCTTGCATATCTTCTTTATGCTCCATTGTAGCTTGACCCATTAAACCATCAGCTTCGTTTTTCATTCTTTGAACCTCAATATCAGCTTCAGCTTTAATTTGAGCAACCTTAACAGAAACAGAAGTTTTTTCTTGATTAATTTGATTAGTCTGTTCTTGTAATGCCATTTGCTGTTGCTCCATTTCAAGTGAAGCAGCTTGTACAGCTTCAAGACCTTGAACCAATACCGATTCTATTTCAGTAGCATTATCTGCATTAACAGCTTTAATTGCCGCCATTGGGTCTAAGTTACCTGATGAAGCATATCTGTCCATTAACGCTAACATAGATTGTTTACGCTGAACTTCTCTACCACTATTCTCAACAAAGATACCATACTCATCAAGAGCAATAGATTTGTCAATTTTAAAGGTTTGCATACCCATATCTCCAAACACATTAGCCATACGACCTTCCATTCCCCAAGCTGGTTTCATTAAAGCACATAAGCCTTGCAGAACCTCTCCAACAACTTGATAATGTAAATCAAATAAGGGAGCAGTGATTAATGTTGATTGCATTACATTCCTTTCAGTAACACCAACTAAATCTCCTGACTTAGTTACACCGGCACGAGCAGCAGATATACCCGTAAGCTTATCAGCAGTATCTTCAAGCATTATCTTAAGATTAGTCATTTGACTAACTGATTGAGATAGTGTAAAATCTATTGATTGAAACTGATTAAAGTTACTCATACCTTCTTGACGAGAGTTTATAAGAATAAGCCCAGAATTTTTAGCATGATACATAACATCTTCCAAAGGAACATTCTTAGGTTTTTGAGATACATCATATACAATAGCTTTAGAACCAGATCTTGCAAGTGCAAGTTCTATTTGATACATTACTATGTTATATAGTATTTGTATGTTCTTAAGTGAATCAACTACAGACAATGTTTGTCCGTTAAAATTATTTCTAATAGCACCAAAGAAATCTAATGATGTATTAGAGTAATTTTCTTCATACCTAACTTGATTAGGTTTCCTTCCCCATTTAATAAGAATTGAATGACCTATCTTAACAGCTTGCCGAACATCGTTAGTTACCTTAGTAACAATCTTCTCTCCCTTCTTAGCCTTATAATTATCTTTAACTCTTTTGTGATAATCAATAGATTCATCATACTTATTTGGAGACACCTTATACTTAACAGGTCTAAATGAACGCCATTGAACATCAACAACACGAACCTTCATTGACTCTCCATCAGCATGAGTATAATTATCATACTGAGAATTTTGTTCCTGATACCAAGCAGTATCTTGACTTTCTAATTCCTCAATCTCCTCAATCTGTTCTTTGTTTAAGTAAAGATTATAAGTATCAAGTATCTCATTAACAGTGTACCAATTTTCTACACCCGCGTATTTAGAATCTTTAATGTTCTCTTTATCCGAATCTATATCATATAACATTGACCTTGGGTCAATACGTTCAACATAAGGATCACCATTCTTCATCATTACCCTATAAAACTCTTTACCAGTAATACCCAAATCATAAAACCCTCTTTTAAAGATTTGGTCCATACCCCATTTCTGAGTACAGTAAGTAAGTCCTGTATAAACCATTTCTTCTACATGGTCACGAAAGTTCATCTTAGTGTAAGCATCTACATCTTCAGGTATTTCAGCACCTAAATCTTCATCTGGAAGTGGCATACCTATTACTTTCTCTATTTCTCTACGAATAGGCTTTAATATAACTTCAGCTGCAATTTGAGTACGCTTTTCATTCTTTCTACGAATAGCATTTCTATTAACTACATTTACAGTATATTGTAATGGTTGTGATATTAACTCACCAGCAAGTAAATCAAGCTTAGGTAATATAATTGGGTAATTAACTAATCTTGCTGGAGCAGTAATTCCATACATATCAGTAACATACTCAAACTGCTTGTTATCAAAATCTCCATTTACAATTAAGTAATTTTCATGGTCATTCTTTCTTGTTGATAAGTATCTTGTATTCTGTCTACTTTGAGCAACAATAGCATCAACCGTATTCATGTGCCATTCCTCATCCTTTTTAGATTCAGGAATATTCTGTCTTGGGAACTCCATATATTATATATAATTAATCATCACTAAAATCATAATCAAAATTAGGACTTCTTCCTGACTTGTGCAAGTTGCCATCCGTATCTCTGTGAATAGAAACTATAGTTCCATCATTTTTCCTACCAAAATGAGGTATAAACATTTTAGCCTCCTTATTTTCTTCTTTCTCATCATACACCTTCCTTTCAGCATCCATAGAATGAATGAGAGCCATACCAAAAGCCATTACCCTATCCGTATTCTTTTTACCATATACTGCCAGTTCATTTAAAAGTTTCAAGAAGTAAATATCTTCGTGATGTTTTTTAACATACTCATCTACAAGCTCTGTAAGTAATTTCTTTTGAAATGACTTCATATGTACTCCATACTTGTTAGTAGCTTTACTGTTTGGAGAATCAGCAGAACGTGGTCGTTCTTTTAGATATCTCTGCATCTTATTCTTAATAAAGTACTTTAAAAAGCCATCATCATTGTATTCAACTAATATTCTTGAATCATAATAAATACACATCTTTAAACAGTTCTCATAGAAAGCTTCTTTAGAGTAAGGTCTATCTGTATAAAACGCAACAGGTAATTCACATACAGTATTCGTATCAACAAATCTTCTGTATACACACATTGAACCCTTTGACTTATTATCTTTGGTGTTACCCTTTTTCATTTCTTCCAGTTCATCATCAATATGATATGGATCGACTGCAGAAACGTGAGCATTTTTAATTCCTTCTAATGGGCGTTCAATCATTTCAAATGGGAACAACTCCTTGTTTATATCATTATCATCAAGACTACCATCATCATCTACCCATATTGGATTACCACCAAACACAGTCTTACCTTCTTTATTCTTCGGCCAATCTAATCTACCTCTCTTAACAATATCAAAATTCTTGTTAGTCATGATATTACCTATCTGACTATTAATCTTACTTAAATCAAATGGAGTAGAACCAGACTTAAAGAAAGCATGCTCTACTTCTAATGGATTCTCTTGTAAGTAAGAATAGTATGTTTGTAAATCTCCTGATTCTTTTCTACGTTGAGCCTCTGCCATTACATATGCTTCAGCTCCCCTAACATCAGACCTGCCAGTACTCATATCAAAGAAACTACCAAAGACCTTAGAGGCTTTAATGAATACAGGTTTTAAATTATATCGTTCAGCATTATAAAACATCTCCATATAATCATCACTCTCAATCTCCATATTGTTAGAAGTTCCACCAATAATAGGTGTACCAAAAAACACATCACCTTCTTTAAAACAATCTTCAGAAGATTCAAACGACCTTTTTAATTTAAGAAACTCACCAGCTTCCTCAAATACCATAAAGTTAAGTGAAGTACCCCTGAAAGCATTTGGCTTTTCCATTACCCTAAAATGAATCATAGACTTAGTTCCTCTCTCCATCCATATACCATTCTCCTTCTCCTTATATCCAGACATAAAGATTTCCTCATTGTTGTGAAGTATCTTATTTCTAAACTGATGAGGTAACTCGTTGTATGAAAGCAACATCTTCTTTCTGAAATCTTGTACGTAATCTTCTTTCTGTGCTCCTAACCCATTTTCTGAATGTGGGAAGCAAGTCCATTCATGTAGTAGTATATTAGCATTCATAAAGGAGAATCCTTTACGCCTTGCCTTTAAAACAATAATTCCTCTACCATTTTCTTTTGCTTCATGAACTTCCTGATAGTACTCATGGTCTTGGTCACGATACAATGGCGAAATCATACTCTTACGTTTTGCACCTGGATTTAATCCATGTATCTTAGAGAAGTTTAAATAGAAATAATAGTTACCCGGAATCCAAACACCTCCATTAGGCTTATAACCATTTAATATTCTATCCTTTTGAGTTCTCCAAAATTGAGAATACTCTAAGCTATCTGTCCTAAAGCTTTCAAACTTATTAATATTCTTATCAAATATTACTGGAGAATATTTTTCTGCTGATGTCAATCTTCTAATCTTTGTTCGTTTTCAAATATTGAAAAGTCCTCTGAACCTGTACCCTTAATCTTAGAATCCGAATCTTGGTCTTTAATTATCATAGTCTTAAGCTTCTCTCGTGCTTCGGCTGCTTTTTGCATTTTCACTTGCATATCATTTAAATCAGCTAAATTATCCTTAGAAGGTTTCATAGACTTAAACACTTGGGTCATAAGAAACATTTGCTCACTCATTGCATTGTACTGATCAACCATAGGGTCAAACTGTAACATCTTATATTCATGCCTTGCTTCTGTAACAAGCTTTTCAGTAGTTCTTCTTAATGTTCTCTTTCCAAATATATTCATTGTCAATCTTTCGGAACGTTCTTCTTCAGGTAATCTACGGAATGGAGATTTATAATCATCCATTGATATAATCCATCTTACCATTTTACTTCCACCATACTTGTCTTTATAGACAGCCCATAGTTTTGGCATTAATGCAATCGAATCATCTTGAAGGAACGCATTGCCTTCTTTATCTATCTCAATAAGTTCATTAAACATTACTTTACTTTTCTCTTTTAATACCTAACTCGGCAAGTAATCTTATTACCATTCTTCGCGCTAAGATACGAAGATTTTGTTCTTCTATTTCAATAAACTCGCAAACAGCTCTATATTGATAAAAACTCATTTCTTCTCCATTGGAAAATTCTAAATCACCTTGATGCAATTCAACCAACTGTCCGTCAATAGTAAACATTGTATCTGATATTCTTTCTACATTCATTTTGTTTCTTGTTTCTTGCCAAAATAGGCATGGTTAAAATAATACTCAAATGATATATCTGAAATGGCAATAATATTATTACTTACCAAATCTTTAATACCATTAAAGAATGACTTCTCCTTCATATCGCATTCAAACATAACTGTTTTCTTTTCGACATAAATCTTATCAGCATCCTTTGGAGAATAGGACATCATATATTCTAACACCTTTATTCCAGTTTTACTTAAACCAGAAATAGTACTCATTACCTCAACTGTAATTTCTCTATCACATTCCTTAAAAGGATTACCATCTTTATTTAATCTTGCTCTACTCAAATCAAAAAACCATTTACTTTACTTACTACGTATTCAAGTATATAAGCTTGAGCTTCATGGTTCTTTGGAGTTAATCCAATACCAACATACTCACAAATATACCAAGAAATATGTAACGACTCATGTACTATTACCTGAACTAAGTTCTCATGCTCTGTAAATAACATAGCAAACTTTGTTTCTTTATCATTACTAAACTGTATAGACTTAGCCTGAGAATTGTCATTAACAGCATTTAATTTAAAATCTTTATTGATAGCAATTATATTATCAGACATGCTTTCAGCTATATATACTGATACTACTGCTTCATACAAAGGAATAGTAAAATCATATCTTATATGTTTTGCTTTCATTAGTACAATGATAATAAAATAATGTAATAAAAGTACATTAGATTTAATAAATATTTATATATTAGCAACGTGAACAGCATTAGAAAATATCCAATAGGCTACAGACCAAGGACTTGTATAGCTAATTTTAATATATATTATTATCCTCATTCTGTACACAAGCTTCTTACATCTAAGAATCAAAGAAAAGTAGCTAAAGGAATGAAGGATGTTAAAACTATTGTTTGTAATTTGTACCCGATTGTTCTCGATGATAAGAATAGATCTCCTACTAAAAATTTAAGAACGAACTTGATTAAATTTATTTGGAGAGAAAAAGATATTAGAGATGACTTAGAAGAGCATTATGCTGTAGTAAGAGAAATTGATATTGTATCTGAAGGTAGAGTTTGTTATGAGTTCGATGAATTTAAACATTAATGACCAGGCAAGAAGAAAAAGATTATATAGAGGCTATCAATAGCATCAAACATAACATCCTCTCACCGGGAGAGAAAACAAGAAGAATTTTAAAATCACGAGGCATTGAATCTCCATCACTGGATGGTTTAATAAAAGTCTCATCAAATCCTCCGACATGGAAAGTACCAAAAAAGAAAGTAAAGAAAAAGAAAAAGAAGAAGAAGTATTAGTTCCTATCTATCCTCACATTGTATCAACAAGAGAAAAGAATACATTAATCTTAGAAACTAACCTAAGAAAGAAGTATCGTAAGAAATGGTATCTATGGCATTTCTATCGTAAAGCATATGTTCCAGAAGGCAAGACAGATTACACAGCTGCACTTAGTGGATTCACAAGAGATATATATCTATGTCAAATGTTTGGCAAGATAGATCCCAAAGCAACATACATGAATGGTGATTTAGTATTCAAGTTAGACATAGACCAGGAACAGACAGAAAAAGAACGGCTGGACCCAAATAGGTTCATATCTAAAATGGAAGAAGATTAAACCAAAACAAAGAAGATGGATAAAATAGAACACGCTTTAAAATTAGCAAAAGAATGTACTTATGCTGATGAAATGACAGAGGGAGCGAAAGAGTTTTTAAGAATGAAAATTGATGAAGCCCTTGAAGAATTAAATCAAAACAAAGAAGATGATTAATTATGGAAAAGAAAATGAGAATACCAAGAAAACTAAAGAAGAAGTTAAAAAAACGAATGATAATGTTCATTCTTCAATCAAATGCTTTTAACTGCACATCTTTTACTAAAGATATACAAAATTGGAATCCACAAAAAGGAATTGATTGGAATAAAATGTTTGAAAACCTTGGAAAAACTAAACCAAAACAAAGATGAAAAATAAAACAATATGGAAGTTCCTATGGGAACAACCAATAATCTTAATATCATTACTTACAGTATGGATATTAAGTATAGCATCAATATCCTGGTTCATTAATAACTCAGGTGAAGAAAATCCTTTATGGATTCTAATGTTCCTACTACTGCCAATATCAATTATGCTATTAGCTTGGTTACTTATCAAGATAATGCATCAAGGCAATAACATGTAAGAAAGAAGGGAGCTAACCACTCCCTTAATTTTTTAATACCCACTACTCCTGCGCTTCTTAACAATCTTCTTAGCAGCTTTCTTCGCTACCTTCTTTGTAGCACCAGCCCCCATCTTTGCAGCTACTATCCTCTTCTTTAGTTTTCCTCTTCCCTTTGGCATAACATATATCTTTAATAATTAACAATACCCAAATATACTAAAATATTTTTACCACTATATAACACACCCCTATTGAATTAACTGAATACATCATCTCTCAAAACAAACCCCGGCCATGATCCCAAACTCATACCAGATGTAAAGTAGTAGTGAATGACAAGCGTGAGGATATGAAACCAAAGAACGAGAGGACTATCTATAAATTACCCCGATGCCTTATTGAAAATGGAAACATACGGGGCAATCTTTTCAAAACGAATCCAAAACCAAATCGAAATCCAATTCATCACAAGTTCTTCATTGCATTTCGATTGGGTTCACCTTCTGCTATTCAGTCTTATCGTAGTGAGAGCCAAGCGAGTGGAGAGTGTATTTCTCCTACATTTCTACTACGATTGAGATGTCTTTGGTTGTGTAGTAGTTGTTCGTGGTTCTATTGAGTGTACGAAGTTATAAGAAATAATTGACATAATCAAGTATTTCGTAGTGACGATTTGTCATTGACAATGTGACGTATTCTTTGTTGTACTTCCTTGTTCTTTGATTATTTAATTATAATCATTACACCTTGGTCGGTGCCATCTCCAAGTATGGAGAGTAAAGAAACCATTGCAGGTCGTGAGAAGATTACCTCACATTGGCTTGTATTCAACGACATCGGTTGAATAGTAGTTATACGACACAGATGTTGTCAATCAGTACTTCGATACTGATTGATTATTGAATAAATAATAATCTGCATACTCTTAAAGCTATGAGTACAAGAAAACAGTTATTGCATTACATCATGAGTAAGCAATAAAGTGAACAAAAGTACAACCAACACTTCGGTGTTGGTTGATTATTTATAAAATCAGACGTAAGTAAGCAAAACGTCTTAAATAATAAGAGC